CGAAGAGATGTTCCCCAGCCAACCGGCGATCGAGATGTTTGCGCGGGCGCCGCGCCTCGGTTGGGACGTCTGGGGGAATGAAGCGGACGCAGCCCGATGAGATCAGCCACCACACGCACTGCCGAGGTGGCGTTGTCCGAAACCGTGTGGAAGTGCCCGGTCTGCGCCAACATCAACGGCAACTTCGCACACAGACACACATGCGCCGCGTGCGGTTCGCAGCGGCCGGCGCTTGAGGCGAAATGACCAGACCAATCGCCGAGAAAGAGCGCCCGCGGACCAGGACGCCGGCCCCGAGTTTCAGCGGCGTTTTCGTCGACACAGACCCTTCGGGCCGGATGGTCTCGGTGATCGCCATGCACCAGGGTCAAACCATCGTTGTGCCGCTCGACCACGAGCGATTTGTCGCCCTGCGCGACGCCATCACTGAAGGTCTGCATGAGCGGACCATTGACGTGGGCAAGTCATGACGTCAATCCGTCAGCACGCTACAACGCCAATAAGCGCCGCCGGTCGCTTCCGTGACATTATCGTAAATGTCGTGTAAGACTGCCGCTTACCGACCGGCCGGAGCTCGCCGGGCATCTCCAATCGGCCAATCATCGAGATGTCCCCATGTCGCGCGTTCCGCCCGTCCGCTGATGGCACAAGACCCCCTGAAGCCAAAGAACGACGGCAGGATCCGCATGCCGACGGTCGATAACGGCATGAACAAGATCGCCCCGCGCCTCGACAAGATCGACGACAAGGGCGGCATGCTTGGCGCGCCGAAGGGTCGGGCGAAGAAAGACGAGAAACTCCTGGCGCGCGTGCTCAAGCGGATGGACACGGCGATCTCCGCCGAGAGCGCCAACCGCAAGGCCGGGCTCGACGACCGCCAGTTCAAGGCCGGCAACCAGTGGCCGTCCGACGTGGTGGCACAGCGCAACCTCGACAAGCGACCGTGCCTGACGATCAACAAGCTGCCCACGTTCGTGCACCAGATCACCAACGACCAGCGGCAGAACCGGCCCAGCATCAACATCAGCCCCGTGGGCGACCGCGGCGATCCGGGTGTCGCCAAGATGTATCGCGGCCTGATCCGCCATATCGAGCGCGACTGCGCCGCCGATATCGCCTACGACACGGCGTTCGACGACGCGGTGACGATGGGCTGGGGATACTGGCGGGTGCTGACCGAGTGGGAAGCGCCGGACAGCTTCAACCTCAACCTCGTCATCCGGCGCATTCGCAATCCGTTCAGCGTCTACCTGGACCCCTCTGCACAGGATCCGACCGGCGCCGACGCGCGCTGGGGGCTGATCACCGATCTGGTCCCGCGCGACGAGTTCGAGGAGAAATGGCCTGATGCCGATCCGATGCCGTTCGACAAGGGCGGCATTGGCGAGAACATGAAGGCGTGGGTGACCAAGGACGAAATCCGCGTCGCCGAGTATTTCGAGGTCGAATACAAGACGCGGACGCTGATCGAACTCGACAACGGCCATTCCGGCTGGGAAGACGAGCTGAACGACATCACCCGCGGCTACCTCGCCAGGGGCAAGTTGCGGATCATTGATGAGCGCGAGAGCCGGGTGCCCGAGGTCACGTGGTACAAGGTGACCGCCAAGGACGTGCTGATGAACCGCGAATGGCTGGGCACGACGATCCCGATCATCCGCGTCATCGGCGAAGAGATCGACATTGAGGGCAAGCTGCAGTTGTCCGGTGTCATCCGCCACGCGAAAGATCCGCAAAGGCAATATAATTACTGGTCGACTGCGGAGACGGAGCTGATCGCGCTCGCGCCCAAGGCGCCATGGGTCGGCGAGGAAGGCCAGTTCGAGGGGCACGAGGACGAATGGCGCCTCGCGAACGTCCGCTCGATGCCCTTCCTGTCCTACAAGGGAACCTCGGTCGCGGGCCATCCGGCTCCGCCGCCGCAGCGCCAGCAATTCGCCGGCGTTCCCGCCGGCGTCGTGCAGGCCAAGCAAGGCGCCGCCCAGGACATGATGGGCACCACCGGCGTCCGCTTCGACGGCACGATGAACGAACGGATGATCGACGAGAGCGGCAAGGCGATCCGCGAGCTGCGCCGCTCCGGCGATCTGGGCTCATTCCACTACGTCGACAATCTAGCCCGCGCCCTGCGCCGCACCGGGGAGATCCTGGTCGAGCTGATCCCACTGACCTATTCGGACACCCGCGTCGTCACTATTCTGCGCGAGGACGACAAGGAAGAACAGGTCAAGATCGATCCGAACATGCAGCGGCCGAGCGGCGAGGTGAAGAAGCCGGACGGCAAGACGATGCGGACGTTCAATCCGAAGCTGGGCAAGTACGGCGTCACCGTGACTGTCGGCCCCAGCTACGCGACGAAGCGGATCGAGGCCAGCGAGAACATGATGGCCTTCATGAAGGCGTTGCCGAACACGGCAGCCCTCGTCTGCGATCTGTTTGCCGCGTCTCAGGACTGGCCAGGCGCAGAACAGATCGCGGCACGACTGGCGAAGACGATCCCGCCGAACCTGCTCGCACCGGAGATGAAGGACGTCCCGCCGCAGGTACAGGCGCTGATCCAGGCGCAGGAAGCCCAGGTCAAGGATCTCGGGCAGAAGCTGCAACAGGCGATGAAGGCGCTCGAAGACAAAGGCGCCGACCGGGCGATCGAAGCCGACAAGATCAATAAGACCTTCGAAGCGGCGCTTTTGAAAGTGGTCGCGGACATCGAGACGAAGATGGCGAACGTGCAGGAGCACGCCACCGCCAACTTCAACACGCACATTGGCGCGCAGATGCGCCAGCTCGGCGCCGACACCACGGCGATGATGCACGCGCTGGAGCAGGCGCCAGGAGAAGCCAGCGCGGGCGAACCTGCGGCGGTAGATCCGGGCGCGGGAACCGCCGCACAACCGCCGCAGCCGCAGGAAACCGCCAGTTCCGGGCAACCGCCGCAAACCGCCGCAGCAAGCGCCGCACCACCAGGAGCTACGCCGGCCGGTGACGCCAAGCTCCCCGCCGACGACATGCCGCCGCCGGAGGCGTTGCGTCGTCTTATGCCTGGGCGCACGACGACTTTTGGGAACGGACAAAAATGGACAATGAAGAACGGCAAACACCACAGAGTGCAGTAACTGCCGATGATCCAGTCACGATCCCTGTCCGCATTCGGGTGGTCGTCTATCCCCTGCACCACAAGCCGGGTGAATACGGCTGGCATTGCGGGTCCGAGACGGGATACGAGGACTGCGGCAGCGCAGACAATGTGCTGTGGATTGAGGCCAATATCCCGGTTCGCCCAACCCCGATCATCGCAAGCGTGCAGACCGCGGGTGATGTTGCGTGGAGCTTTTCCGACATCGAGGCGGCACTGCGCCATGGGTGATCCCTGGGCCGTCACGCATCACGAGGACACCCCGGACGATCCATGGCGACCGCTGGCCCACGAGGAAGACGCGCACACAGACAAGCCGCCTGCCAAGGACAAGGCAGAGGCGAAGACCCAGGCGCCGGCCTTTCCGCCCGACGTGAAAGACGCCCTGCTCGCCATCGCCGAAGCGCAGCGCGCCCAGGCCGAATGCTTCGACCGGCAGGCGGCAGCGATTGCCGAAGCGTCGCAAGACCTCACACACGCGCTGGCCGACATCGGCGCCACACTCGCCGGCATCGCCGACATGATGCGCAGTCGACGCCAGGACGTCGACACGCCATGAGTCTATGACGTCAATCCGTCATGGGCTACAAACTTGACCGACCGTAACAAAAAACAGTATGTAGCGAAATCAACGTGCCTACCCCCAACCGGCTGGGGTCTTGCCGGGCTGCATTTCCTGCCTACCAGACCACCACACCAGGAAACTGTCGCCCTATGGCTGAAGCCGCTCCTGCACTCGTTGCAACTGTACAGCGTGGCCCTGACATTCTGGTTCGAACGGCGCCGCCGCTGTCGGCCACGTCCGATACGCCGCTTGCCGCGATAGCCAAGCCACCAGAGTCCGCCTCGAACCACGCTGACGACCATGCCGCTGGTGTGCCGACCGAGATGTCGCCCGAGGACCAGGCCGCTGCGCGCACTGCGCGAACAGATCCCGGCCCGGCAGATGATGACAAGGCGTCCGACAAGACCGCCACCGCCGCCACCGAGACCGACGCCGAGATCGACAAGATCACGGTGGACGGCAAGGACGTGCCGCTGCCGCCGTGGATGAAGCGCGAGATCACCAAGGCGCGCAACCGCCAGCGCGATGCGGAGACCGCCGCCAAGACCGCCGCCGACGAACTCGCCGCCATTCGCGCGACGGTCGAAGAACTCAAGGCGAAGATGGCCGCCCCGGAACTCCCGGTCGAACCCGCGGCTGACCCGCGCCCGACCCGTGACAAGTTCGAGGATCCCGAAAGCTACGACGAGGCGCTCACCGCGTGGGCTGAACGTGAGGGCGGTCGCAAGGTCGCCGCGAAGGTTGCCCAGGACAAGGCCGAGGCCGAGGCGGCGCTGGCCGAGCAGGGGGCGAAGGCGCAGCAGGAGGCCGTTGATGCCGAGCTTGCCAGGCTGAACACCATATGGACGGAAAAGGTGGCCAGAGCCACCGAGAAGTATCCCGACTACGCCGCGGTGGCGCAGGCCGACGACCTCAAGATCTCGATCCCGATGGCCCATGCCATCGTCGAGTTGGATAACGGCACCGACGTTGCCTACCACCTCGGCCGCAACCCCGAGGAAGCGGCCCGGATCTTCGCGCTCAACCCAACGGCCCAGGCGGTGCAGGTCGCGCTGTTGTCGGCCCGGCTGGCGACGCCCCAGCCGCGCACCCGCGCCCGTCCGCTGGAGCCGATCGATACCGCCGCCAACGCGCCGTCCGACACCTCCGCCCGCGAAGAGTCGATGGATGAGGTCGCGGCAAGGGTGAACCGGGGGTACGCCGCGATCCGACGCCCGTTCCTGGCCGCTTCGCCCGGACCGACCATGCGCCACTGAGGCTGACGTGAAGACGTGACTTCCCGACCGGCCGGGCAAAGCCGGGTGACGTGCCTGACGCCGCCCCCCGCGGTGGAACCGCGAAAACCGAACCGACGCGGATATGTCGGGGCCGTGCCTACCCCGCGCCAAACGGCGCCGCACCGGGGCGAACCGCCCGGGCTGAAGGAACCCAATCGCAATGATCACCAACAGCTAAGTCGCTCCGTGCGCGGGGCGCGCAGGAGATACAAATGGCCGCCAACGCACTACTCACGCCATCTTTGATTACAAAAGAAACACTTGCCATCCTCGAAAATAATCTCGTCGCCGCATCGAAGGTGAACCGCCAGTTCGAGAACCAGTTCGTCAAGATCGGCACCACGCTGACCATTCGCAAGCCGAACCGCTTCAAGGTCTCCATGGGGCCGGCGCTCCAGATTCAGGACATCAGCGAACCGTCGACCTCGATCACCATCAGCCAGCAGGCGCACGTCGACTTCCAGTTCTCGTCGCAGGAACTGACGCTGACGATCGAGGATTACAGCGAGCGCTACTGCAAGCCCGCCGCCGCTGAGCTGGCCAATACGCTCGACTACTCGGTCATCACCAACTTCAACCAGTTGTTCAATCTCGTCGGCACGCCGGGCACTGTGCCGGCGAACTTCGCCGCGCTCGCCGCGGTCGGCCAGCGCATGGACGAAGGCGCGGTGCCGCAGGACGGCCGTGTCCTGATCCTGAACCCGGCGTCCTACTGGTCGATGGCGAACGGGCTCATCGGATACTATGTGAAATCGGTCTCGGAACCCGCGTTCAAGGGTTACCTCGCATCGATTGCCAACTTCGAGATCTACGAGGACCAGAACATCCAGGCCCAGACCGTCGGCGCCTATGCCGGAACGCCGGTGGTCAACGGCGCCAGCCAGACCGGGTCAAGCCTGGTCACCAACGGTTGGTCGAACTCGATCACTGGATTGCTGAACATGGGCGACGTCTTCACCATCGCCGGCGTCTATGCGGTCAATCCGAAGAACCGCCAGTCGACCGGTGCCTTGCAGAACTTCGTCGTGCAGGCGACGGCGAACTCCGACGGTTCGGGCAACTCGACGCTGACAATCTATCCCGCGATCACCACCTCGGGCGCGTATCAGACGGTCACCGCTAGCCCGGCGAACGGCGCGCCGATCACCGTCAAGGGCAGCGCCTCGACATCGTACTTCCAGAATATCGGTTTCACGCGTGACTGCTTCGGTCTCGTGTGCGTGCCGATGGAACTGCCAGGCGGCGTCGACTTCGCGGCGCGGGAAGCCTATCGCAACGTGAGCATGCGGATAGTAAGGGCGTTCGATATCTTCAACGATGTCACTCCTTGCCGTTTGGACCTCCTGTTCGGCACCAGTACTTATTATGCCGAACTTGGGTGCCGTCTTACCAATTAGTCGGCGAAAGTCCTTGGTCTTCTATCATCTAAACGTGCTTTGCCGATGCGGAACAGTCCGGGTAGTTGGGGATAATAAGGGTAGAAAATCTGCCCAAGCAACCTGCCTACCCGGACTTTACCCAGATGAAACTGAAGGTTTGTCGCAAGTGC